GCCGAAGCTGAGCCGCAAGATGGAAGAGTACCGCGCCGGCGGCATGAGCGGCCCCGTGTCCGTGGACTTCGGCAACGAGGCGCTGTCGCTGGAATGGAGCGGCGGCGGCCTGATCGCCGAAGCCCTGAAACAGTACGGCGCGCACACGCACGGCGCCGTGCAACTGCGCTTTGCCGGCGCCTACCAGGAAGACGATGACGGCACGGTCGCCGCCGTCGAGGTCGTCGTGCGCGGCCGCTACAAAGAAATCGATATGGGCGGCGCCAAGATGGGCGACGACACCACCCACAAATACACGATGGCCTGCAGCTATTACAAGCTGCTGATCGACGGCGCCACCGTCATCGAACTGGACTTCATGAGCGGCACCGAGAACTTCGGCGGCGGCGACACCAATGCCGCCATCCGCAAGGCCATCGGCCTGTAACCCCTTTTTATTCACCCCTACCCTACAAGGACAACACCATGCACAACGATACCCAAAACAGCGCCGTCATCGAACTGGACGACCCGATCAAACGCGGCGACACCTTTATCACCGCGCTGACCGTGCGCAAACCCAAGGCCGGCGCCCTGCGCGGCATTTCCCTGATCGAGCTGGCCAACCTGAACGTGTCGGCCCTGCAGATCGTGCTGCCGCGCATCACCGAGCCGACCTTGACCGCGCACGACATCGCCAACATGGACCCGGCCGACCTGCTGGCCGTGGGTGCCGAGGTTGCCGGTTTTTTGGCGAGCAAAGCCGATCGCCTTTCGGTATCCCCGGCGAAGTAGAAGACGCCATGGCCGACATTGCCGGCGTCTTTCACTGGACGCCGGCAGCGATGGACGGTTTTACGATTGATGAACTGATGGCCTGGCGCGAGCGCGCCAGGCAGCGAAGCGGAGCGGAATAGATGGCTGGTCGGGATTTGAAGTTACAGGTAGTGTTTGCAGCGCTGGACAAAATCACCGGCCCGCTGAAAAAAATCATGGGCGGCTCCAGCGACACGGCCAAGGCGCTGAAGGCGACCAGCGACCGCTTGCGCGAGCTGAATACCCAGCAGAGAAACTTGGGAAAATTCCGCGAACTGCATAGCGGTATCAATGCGACGCGTACCAAGCTCAAGGAAGCGCAGGACAAACTCAATGATCTTGCTGCGAAAATGAAGCAGACCACGACGCCCACGCGGGCCCTGACGCGCGAATTTAACGCGGCAGTCAAAGTCACGCAGGCATTGACGTTGAAAGGCCGGGAACAAAGCCAGCAATTCCGCGTTCTGCGTACCAGCCTCAAGGAAGCCGGCATCGACACGCGCCAACTGGGCAAGGCCCAGGAATGGTTAAAAAACAGCATCCAGCTGACGAACGTTGAACTGGCTTCGCAACAAAAGCGCCTGGCCGCCTCCGCCGCCAAGCAGCAGCGCGTCACCAATGCCACCCAGCATGCCGACAAGCTGCGCAACAAGGCGGGCAATCTGGCCATGGCCGGCGCTGGCGCGACCGCCACGGGTGCCGTCATCGGCGCGCCCGTCGTCAAGGGTCTGAACGAGGCCAAGCACTATCAAACGGAAGTGGGCAGGGTCAACGCGCTGGGCCTGGGCGACAAGGTGTCAGCCGAGGCCGTCGCCTTCGCGCGCAACATGAAGACCTACGGCACCAGCCAGCTCGACAACCTGCAACTGATGCGCGACGGCATGAGCGCCTTTGCCGATGTGCACCATGCGGAAATGGTCGCCCCTACCCTGGCCAAGATGAAGTTTGCCAATCACGCTTTCTTTGGTGAGGAAGAAGGCGCCGACAACGAACGCAAGTTCATGGACATGCTCAAGGTCATCGAGCTGCGCGGCGGCCTGGAGAGCAAGGAAAAGTTTGAAGCCCAGGCCAACATCGTGCAGCAGGTCATCACCGCCACAGGCGGGCGCGTCGGGCCGAATGAATGGCTGAACATGATCAAGACGGGCGGCATCGCCGCTAAGGGCTTGAAGGATGACGCCTTTTACTACCAGATGGAACCGCTGGTGCAGGAAATGAGCGGCAACCGCGTCGGCACTTCCCTGATGAGCGCCTACCAGAACTTATACCAGGGCCGCACGACGAAACGGTCGGTCAAAAAGCTGGATGAGTTCGGCCTGATTGGTGACAAAAGCAAAGTCACGCCTGACAAGGCGGGGCAAATTGCCTTCCTTGATCCAGGTGCGCTGCTGGGTTCCGAGCTGTTCCGCGAAAATCAGTTCGAGTGGATGGAAAAAGTGCTGTTGCCGCAACTGGCCAAGAAGGGCATCACAGAGAAAAAGCACGTGCTCGATGCCATCGGCAGCATCTTTTCCAACCGCACCGCGTCGAACCTATATTCGCAGATGTACTTGCAGCGCGTGCAGATCCACAAAAATGAAAAACTCAACCGTGGCGCCGCCGATATCGGCCGGCTGGAAAAGCTGGGGCGCGACTCGGCGGCCGGCAAGGAACTGGAGGCGCAGTCCAAGCTGGCCAACTTGAAACTGACCATGGGCGAAAAAATCCTGCCGCTATACGCGCGGGGGCTGGAACTGGCCATCAGTGCCGTGCAGCGCCTGAACGGCTTCATGGAGCGCAACCCGACCGTGGCCAAGGTCATGATTACCGCCTTCGCCGTACTGGCCGGCCTGCTGCTTGTGCTCGGGCCGCTGATGCTGGGCATTGCCGCCATGATCGGCCCGTATGCCATGCTACACGTCATGTTCGCCAAGATGGGCGTGACGGGCGGCGTGCTCACACCCATCTTGCGCAAGCTGGGCGGCGCTTTCATGTGGGCCGGCCGGGCCGTGCTGTGGCTGGGCCGCGCCCTTCTGATGAACCCGATTGGCATCGCCATCACGGTCATTGCCGGCGCCGCCTTCCTGATCTACAAGTACTGGGAACCGATCAAGGCGTTCTTTGCTGGCCTGTGGTCAGACGTCAAGGCGGCCTTTGCCGGCGGCTTTACCGGCATCAATAGCCTGATCGCCGACTGGTCGCCGCTGGGCCTACTCTATCGCGCCTTCGCGGGCGTGCTGGGCTGGTTCGGCATTGCGCTGCCGGCCAGGTTCACCGACTTTGCGGCCAGCATCCGGGGCCGCTTCGCCAAGGGACTGGCGCCGCTGGCCGGCTTCTTTACCGGCATCTGGTCGCAGATCAAGACCGCCTTTGCCGGAGGCATAGGCGGCGTCAGCGCCTTGGTCGCCAACTGGTCACCGCTGGGCCTGTTCTATCGCGCCTTCGCGGGCGTGCTGGGCTGGTTCGGCATCGCGCTGCCGGCCAAGTTCACCGACTTCGGCGCCAGCATCCTGCAGCGCATCACCGCATCCTGGGCGCCCATTTCCGCCTTCTTCTCCGACATCTGGTCGCGCCTGCGCACCGTTTGCGCGGGCGGCATGGGCAGCATCACGGCCCTGATTATCAACTGGTCGCCGGTCGGCGTGTTTTACCAGGCGTTCGCGGGTGTCATGAGCTGGTTCGGCATCGAGCTGCCGGCCAAGTTCACCGAGTTTGGCGCCAATATCCTGCGCGGCTTGGTCAACGGCATCACGGGTTCCATGGGCGCCGTCAAGGACGCCATCAGCAATGCCGGTTCCAGCACCATTGCCTGGTTCAAGGAAAAGCTGGGCATCCACAGCCCCAGTCGCGTGTTCGCCCAGCTCGGCGCCTACACAATGCAAGGCCTGGCCATGGGCCTGGACCGCAGCGAGGAGGCGCCGATTGCCAAGGTATCCGGCCTGGCGCAGCGCCTGACACAACTGGGCACCGGCATCGCCATCGGCACGGCCACCGCCCTGCCCGCCAGCGCCTTTGACACGCGCGCCCCATTGTCCCAAGGCGGGTTTGGCGCCGGCATGACAATCCAGGGCGACAAGATCGAAATCACCTTTCATGTGCAGGCCGGTACAGATCCCCAGGCCATCGCCCGCGCCGTGAGCGTGGCGCTCGATCAACGCGAACGAGAAAAAGCCGCACGCATCCGCTCATCCCTGCGCGACCACGATTAAGAAGGAACAACCACCATGATGATGATTTTAGGAATGTTCGTTTTCAGCCTGCCAACCCTGGCCTATCACGAGCTGCAGCGGCAAACGGAGTGGAAGCACGCCAGCACGGCCCGCGTGGGCCTGCGCGACGCGCACCAGTACGTGGGGCCAGGTGACGACACGATTACCCTGTCGGGCTGGGTGGCGCCGGAACTGACCGGCTCCCTGTATTCGCTCGATGCGCTGCGCATGATGGCCGACACCGGTAAATCGTGGATCTTGATCCAGGGCACGGGCCGCATTCTCGGCTCGTACCGCATCACCAGCATGACCGAGGGGCGCACCATCCTCGACGGCAGCGGCGGCGCGCGCCGCGTCGAGTTCTCGATTGCGCTCAAGCGCGACGACGACGGCGTGCTGGCCATGGTCGGCCTGGGCGACATCGGCGACCTGAAAAACATGCTCAGTATCGACGGCATGACCAGCAGCATTGCGGGCGCGGCCAGGAATGCCGTGGGCAGTGTAGTGGGCAATGTGGTCGGCGGCATCACGTCGAAATACGGCGGCGTGGTCAGTGAGATGAAAGACAAGATCGGCGGCAGCATCAGCGGCGCCATCGGCAGCGCGGCGGACAAGTTCAAATGAGCGAGCATATCCCCGCCTTCAAGGTCAGCATCGAGGACAAGGATTTGACGGCCATCGTCTCGCCGCGGCTCATCAATCTGACCTTGACCCTGTGCCGTGGCGACGAGAGCGACCAGCTCGACATTTCCCTGGACGACAGCGACGGCAAACTGGCCCTGCCACCGCGTGGCGCGCAGATCGCTCTGGCGCTGGGCTGGCAAGCGTCTGGCCTGGTGGATATGGGCAAGTTCACCGTGGACGAGGTGGAGCACAGCGGCGCGCCCGACACCATCACCCTGCGCGCCAGGTCGGCCAACCTGATTGACACGTTCAAACAGCAGCAGGAGCACAGCTTTCACAAGACCACCCTGGGCGCCATCATCGAGGCCATCGCCTTTCGCAACGAGCTGGCGTCGGGCGTGTCGGCGCGCCTGCGCGATACCGCCGTCGAGCACATCGACCAGACCCACGAAAGCGATGCGGCCTTCCTGCGCCGGCTGGGCAGGAAATACGACGCGGTGGCCACCGTCAAGAACGACACTTTGCTCTTCATTCCCATCAACCAGAGCCGCACCGCCAGCGGCAAGGCGCTGCCCGTCATCCCCATCACGCGCGCCCTGGGCGACGGCCACCGCTACCACAGCGCCGAAAGCGACGCCTACACAGGCGTGCGCGCCTTCTGGCACGACGAGCGCTATGCGCGCCGCCGCAGTGTGGTGGCCGGCGTGCCCGGCAACAGCAAGCGCCTGCGTACCACGTTCGCCAACGAAACGGACGCGCGCGCGGCGGCCGTCGCCGAATGGCAACGCATCCTGCGCGGCCTGGCCACGTTCGAAATGAGCCTGGCCCTGGGCAACCCGGCCGTGTTCCCGCAATCGCCCGTGACTGTGAAAGGCTTCAAGCCAGAGATCGACGCCACCGAGTGGCTATCGGTCAAGGTCACGCACAGCCTGGGCGGCAACGGTTTTACCACACGGGTGGAGTTTGAAACGAAAACGGAAGCAGTCGAGGCAGAACGCGAGGAGGAGAAAGACCCGGACGAAGGGATCACAGGCGTAGTAGCCAGGTGGAAGGATGTGGCGGCGAAGAAGAAAAAGGCGGGGCAGGAACAGGCTGGTGCCGCTGGCACGCTCAAGACGCTGGAGCATCTTTACCAGAGCAAGCAGGCCGCCAAGCGGGCGGCGCTGCATGCGTGGAAGCAGATTGAGGAGGTGCGGGAAATCATCCGTGAAAACAGCGATAAACCTTGGAGGCCTACGTAAGCAGGCAACGGAACGGAAACAACATAACGAACAACCTTGACAGCCGCTGACCACATCCTTACGAACTAAAGCAATCAGCCACCGCCAATTCAAACGGTTCAAACCGCCAAAAATTCACTTAAGTCTAAATTGAACAATCTTTGGAATCAACGAAAGCTTTACCTTGCGACCTTACCGGCAGCAATCTCCCAGGCTAAGGATACGCCGTTCTGCAGGCCGGCAGAATGACTCCACGAGATAAATGATGTTGTTCTAAGCAATCGAATAAATATCCGCAGGTTGCGCTTATTGCTTGATGTCGAATTAATAGTTCCGGCGATCGCCTAGCACCTCCAACCCCAAGCGCACTGGTTCTCCCGTGCGCTATCCCATTTCTATGTCCGACCAATTCGTCAATATATGGCTTATACGCTGGATCAGGAACGATTGCTTGCGCAATACCAAAGCAAGAAAATAACGCTTCTAATTTCTCAGCCCAAACATTTTGAAGATAAAGACCAAAAATATCAGCATTAATCTTGCCCGGACTTGCCGAAGACTGCGCCGTCAAAAGCTCCATTCTTTTTGTCCACCGCTTATCCTCTCCGACATTTCGTAAAGCCGAAAAATTCGGTTCCAAAGCCACACTAAAAAAACATGGCAAAAAATGCTCAAGCGGCACGTTCAAGGTTTCAACTGCTTGAAGAAAACGCTGAGTTCCGTTACCCACAGCATATTCTAGTGCTGCATATAAATGCACCCAAAATAGTCCTCGCAATATTCTCGCTTCTGGCGGGTCTGGATGAGGCGGAGACGCTTCAAGCTGGCGAATTAATTCAATAAGCTGAAAAACTTCTGAAAGCCGCGCGGTGGTTTCTGCTCTGACTGCAGTAAACATTTATTATTGACCAATCAATTTACCAAGAAATCACGGACATACTCAATTCGACCCACTACTGCTTTTTTCGTATTTGTAGCACCAGTGGTGAATACTCGCAAATCTTGATCATCTAGTAGCTCAGGGAGATTGGCTTCAAGAATGGGCTTTCCCGACTTCAATGCCAATGCGGTACCAACAGCAATACCTTCAAACAAGTTAACCGGAGTAGCACCCCTATTTCCTCTGACTACACCTTTGGGAAGATTCTTCTTAAGAAGCGCAAATGTCAGTCTAAAAATCTTTTCCAGGTTAGGAGATATTTTCTTCAATGCATGATGCTGCATATAATTATTTAAAAAATCCTTCACGCTATGGTCAAATTGCTTATATTGATCATAGAAAGCAAAGAAACGAAGAGCGTGCTCCTCTGCGGTTCCATTCTTTGAATCTCCTGATTTAAGATTTATCACCGCCATGAAATTTTTATCAAGAGAAAGCCTTTTTATATCTTCATTAAATGGGCCTCGGTATACGCAATTCCGTATTTCTTGATTTGTTAACGAAATTCCACCAGTATTTAGTCGTTCGAACAAGTCAAATCGTACATTCTGATCACTTTTATCATTTAGAACCGTTACACGCATTGGTCTGGTAGAGAACATGAGCTGCAACGATTTTGGCAAATCAGTATAATAAGTGTCATTTAATGCAGATAGTTTATCTAATCCTTCAATTTTTAGTGCCGATGAACGGTTTATTTTTTTTAATAGAGTTGCACCACCAAGGAAGTGCGCTAGTGTTCCTAACCGTTGAACACCGTCAACAATTTCCCAAGTAGAATCGCTGTTCGTTGCCATGAATAGACTCGGTACGGGAATACCTAATAGGACGGATTCAATGAGCTGGGACTCTCTACTCTCATCCCAAATGAACTGTCTCTGGTATTCTGGAGGTACGTCAATTTCGCCAGACTCAAACATGTCGAGTAATTGACGAACACTTAAATCGTAGCTATCAAAAGAAACTAGACGTCTCTCTCCATCCAGTTGTTGTTGAAGCGTTTGCGTTACTTGAAAGTTTTTCTTTGTGGCCATACATTCTCCGTGATTTCGCAGGGTTTGAGGGTCAGGTCTGCCATTCTGACACAGACCCAGCTATGCGAATCCCCAAGCTGAAGTTTCTACGTAAGCTCAGCGTCAATACGCATACGCAGCATAGTGAGTCGTGCCGTATTGGCAATTAGTACATCACAATTTGCTGTGAGTCTAGACGCCAAGGCTGAGATCGTGTCCGAATAGCAGACCTGTCCCCCGGCAATCGCAGACCAGAAAGCCAGGGAGCGCATCGCGCTAACAGAACACTTGGGTTAGTTAGCCAATTCCATAATATTTACTCAACGCATTTGCAAGAAACCCGCCTGCAGTAGTCACACTAACTTCCCAACTACCAGCAGCAGCTTTCCCTAACATTTTGCCGACCCAAGCACTGACCTTTGGTCCAAATTTTTCGGACGACTTTGGTTTCGGATCATGATCTACCGCCTGCTTCAATTCCTGTACTTCGTCAGTACTCACGCCAGAATGAGTTAGATAACGTGCCAGTGAAGAAAAATCAGCAGCGGTAATTTGCTGCGAGTTGGTTTGATTGACGGAAGACCCTCCGTCAACATTACCTAAGATGCCTTGGAAGTTTTGGATATTGATGTTATTCATAGCTGCCTGTTTTTCACTTATCGAAAATAAAAGTCCTTCTCCTAGGATTCCATCCGCTTCAAGCGCAAGAGACCATTCCAAAATGGTGGTTCTCACCGCGCCCAAAATAGCCGCAATCCTGTTCGCACCAATCGTACGGGTCGGACGAAACTGAAAGCCATACTCTTGCGCATCCATCAGACGCTGTTCTTGCTCTCGACCGAAGTAGTAGACTAAAGTCCCGCTACCACAATTAGAAAGAAGTTCTGCCAATGAGGACACTGACTCTGTCACATAGACTTGAGTAAGCACTTCATGAAACTCAGGATCTACCTGAAGAGGAATTAGCCCGCGCATTGGGTTGTGAGCTTTGAGTTCGCCACGGACTATACGATATTTAGGGAGACTTATACCAAATTCATCTGTGTAGCCATTCAGCTCAGCCAGCACCCATTTTCGAAACTCGGTGAGTCCTAACTTAGTTGCAACCATAAGTGCTTTTCGGAGCAAATCACCAATCTCATTGTTACCGTTTGATGCCAGATCTTGAAGTTCAATAACAACAGATTTAGTCATAGTGAAATTCTTGTTAAGTTAATATTTTAGAAATTAATCTGTAAGACTTTAGATATGTCAACCGAAAAGGCTAGCTCCAGTTGCCATTCACCCAAACTGGGAGACCACCGGAAACTGTAGGGGCGCACTCGCATTTGGTCCCTTGCGCAGTCTCGATGACGACTCCAACGGTATAGGCCTTGCCTTCGTAAAAACATGAATTTCTGACGAATCTGCTTGTCACCAGCCCCATCATGTCACATCTATATTGCGGAAACGAGCAAGCAAAGAGCAATGGGGCGAGAGCGGCGACTTTCCATCTGATTACATTCAGAAACGAGAGCTTCCCCTTCCATCTCTGTTTACGTCGGTGATTTTTTTTTGCGCCCAACGTTGATTGTTTGGGGAGCCGTGATGTCCCCATGAATTTGCTGACCTACTTTGCCATGGAAAACCATTTGTGTGTTGCGTTCGACTGTTCTGGAGGGCGATGTAACTACCGGCTCTCCAATACCTTCCACAACACCAAGCACGCGGGCCTTCCCTCGCAAATCTAGCCGTCGATACCCAGCTAACAACTCGTTCTCATCGTCAGTCAAAGCGTTACTGGCCGGTACGCCAAGCATCACATACGACAAGTCGACTCCAATACCTGCCAGCGCGACCATGTAGCCGGCATCGGGTAAGGTCTTTCCTTGCTCATAGTTAATCTGTGCGAGTTTCTTCACGCCACCAATTGCCGCGAACGCTTCTTGTGTAAGACCCAAGCGTGTTCGCTCCTGCCTTAATCTATCACCAAAAATATTT